CGATAACGATAACGCTAACTCGGATTTTTCCGGAAAATAGGAAATCTTATGAAGAAAAAACGGATTGACAGCCATACCGGAGAGGGAGAGATATTTAGAGCAAAAAAACCTATCCCTCCATCACACTTGCAAGAATGTGATCTCCAGTTTTGGGACAAGATTGTGTCGGCCAGGGACTTCACCTCGTGGACAGCAATAGACCTTGAACACGCCGCCAATCTCGCGCAAACGTTGGCCGATATCCGATCACTTCAAAGTGATATTCGTAAAGAGGGGTTGATTGTCGATGGCAAAAAGAACCCGAAACACGACATGCTTGACACCCTTGTCAAGCGCTCACTCGCTCTCTCCAGGTCAATCCAGGTACATGCCATGGCAACGGTGGGAGAATCGAGGCACATGAAAAAACGCAACCAGAAACAGAAAGAGGTCATCGAAGACCGGCAGTCCTATGACAATGACAGTCTCATCCCCGGATTAATCCAGTGATCACTCTTCCAGAGCACGTAAGCCGCGCCATAATCTGTGGGCCAATTCCGGTTATACGGAAATGGCGCAAGATGCCATCGGCCAAATTGACCAGGGCGGAGCGCAATATGCGGTTCATAGAGCGCTACTGCGTGGCACCAGAAGGTAAATTGCAGGGAAAGCCGGTTGTCCTCGACATCTTTCAAGAGGCTTTCTTTTACTCGGTATACGACAATCCCCACGGTACATCTGAGGCATACCTGTCTATTGGCAGGAAGAATGCCAAGACCGCCACGATTGCCATGCTTACGCTTGTCCACCTTGTCGGGCCTGAAGCGTTTCGCAATTCGGAAATAATGTCTGGAGCCAGATCACGGACACAGGCCGGGCAGGTGTATCGTTATGCGTCGAAAATGGTAATGGCCTCTGATGATCTGTCGAAATATGTTCGATTAATCCCTTCCGGCAAGAAACTAATCGGTATCCCGCTCAACGTGGAATATGCAGCATCATCGGCAGAGGCCAAAACCGCACATGGCGGGTCTCCGGTAGTGGCGATCCTTGACGAGCTGGGGCAGGTCAGGGGGCCGCAAGACGATTATGTTGATGCAATCATAACCAGTCAGGGCGCTTATGACGATGCTCTCAGGATCGGAATAAGCACACAGGCGCCGAATGACGCAGACCTGTTTTCTGTGATCATTGACGATGCAAAGGCCAGTAATGATCCACACATTGTCGCACATGTTTACTCCGCTGATGATGACTGCGACATCATGGATGAGAGACAATGGAAATTTGCTAATCCTGCTCTTGGCAACTTCAGGTCTGAGGTTGAGTTCAGGAAATCGGCAGAGAAAGCAAAGCGGATGCCGAGTTACGAGAATACATTCCGCAACCTGTATCTGAACCAGCGTGTTGAGGTTACATCGCCATTCGTCTCAAAGACTGTTTGGGTAATGTGCGGGGCAGAACCGGCAGAAATAGACTATGATTTGCCGGTATGGGGTGGACTTGACCTGTCGCAAAGGACAGATTTAACCGCTTTGGTGTTGGCGCAGAAACAATCTAAGATATGGCACGTATGGGTGTATTTCTGGACTCCTGAAGTCGGGTTGCGTGATCGGGCAAAGAAAGACCGATCTCCGTATGAATTATGGGTGAAATCAGGACATATCAGGACCACTCCAGGCGCAACTGTTGACTATAGTCATGTCGCCGCCGAGGTAGTGGAAATAACTAAAGGGATGATGGTCCATGGAATTGCGTTTGACCGATGGAGAATAGACGATTTCAAGAAGGAATTGTCAAAGATTGAGGACGACACACATGAAGACGAGCGGCTGATCCTTGTTCCTCATGGGCAGGGTTTCAAAGATATGTCGCCGTCAATTGAGGCGCTTGAAGCTGAGTTGCTGAATGCCAGAATAGCTCACGGAATGCATCCGGTGTTGACGATGTGCGCCAGTAATGCCCTGGTTGTTTATGATCCGACCAAGGCTCGGAAGTTTGAGAAGCAGAAAAGCACAGGCAGGATTGACGGCCTTGTTGCCATGGCAATGGCCATCGGTATTGCCAGTAGGACCGAAGAGCCGGAAGATGAGGAGTCGATTTACGAGACGCGGGGGATATTGACGATATAAATTCCTGAATTACGAACGCGAATTACAAAAAAGACATCGATTACATTAAAGGTATTGCAATAACACTTCCGTAATTGTATAATTACCACATAGAAAAGCGTTTGTTTGTGCACAGCAACCTTTTCAATGCAGGTAATTGTTGAAAATCCTTCCTGATTTACTCACATTCGCGGGCCTCTTCTGTCTTGGGTATGGCCTGTATCTATTTAAACCGTGGGTTTCGTATACGGTAGTCGGGTTTCTGGTTCTAATCGGTGGTGCCCTGCTCGGTCGGTCTGAAATTCCCAGCGGTGAGAGCAAATGAGTCTCATCGGCCTGATGTCGCGCTCAACTACTCCACGCCATCCGCGTGATCCTGTGCTTGCAGACATTTTAGGCGGATACGCTAGCACCTCATCCGGCATATCAGTCACTCCTGATAGCGCAATGCAAGAAGCTGCGGTCTACGCCTGTACCCGTTTCCTGTCCGAGTCTGTAGCCAAGCTCCCGTTGCATGTCTACCGCCGACGCAAATCAGGCGGCAAGGACAAGGCGACCGATCATCCCCTTTATGAGATCCTTCGCTACTCACCTAATCGCCGACAGACATCTTACGAGTTCCGGCAATTACTTTCTGCAATGGTCGAGCTTCGCGGTAACAGTTGCAGCCTGATCGTACCGTCTGGAGGGTCGGCTGTCGGTGAATTAATTCCGCTTGAACCTGACCGACTGACGATATTTCAGGCCCCTGACGGACGGAGGGCATATCGCTATTGGCCAGAGCCAGGCGGGGAGATTATCTACCTGCAAAACGAGATTTTCCACGTTATGGGGATGTCGTTTGACGGAATTGCCGGGCTGTCTCCAATTGCCTATCACCGGGAGACGGTAGGCGCGTCTCTGGCCATTAAAGAGTTCGGGGCGCGACTGTTTCGTAACGGCACACATGTCGGCACTGTGATTGAACACCCGGCAAAGGTCAGTCCGGCAGCAAAGCAGAACCTAAAGGACAGCCTTGAATCAGGCTTTTCGTCGGTGGTCAACGCCGGGAAAGCCATGATTCTCGAAGAGGGGATGAAGCTGTCCAAGATCGGAATGACCAGCGAAGACGCGCAATATCTTGAGTCTCGCAAGTTTGGCCGGTCTGAGATTGCATCAATATTCGGGGTACCCCCGCACAAGATCGGCGACCTGGAAAAAGCTACGTTCTCCAACATCGAGCAGCAGTCCATCGAGTTCGTCACCGACTGCCTGATGCCGCGCCTTGTCAGATTTGAAGAGGCAGTAACCCGCGATCTGATCAGTCGAGCCGACCGCCGACGCGGATATTTTGCCGAGTTCAATGTCATGGGGTTGCTGCGCGGCGATGCTGACGCCAGGTCGAAATACTACACCGCACGATTTGCCACAGGGTCAATCACTCCGAACCAGATCAGGGCGCATGAAAATGAAAACCCTGAAGGTGGCGGCGATACTTGTTTTGTGCCGTTGAACATGATCCCGATTGAGATGGCCGGACAAAACCTGAATCAAGATCAGCCGGTAGATGGAGGTGATGATAAATGAAAGAAGACCGAGAGCGCCGAATTATAGAGGCGGAAATGCGAGTCAGCCGCGCCGAAGGAGAACCGCCGAAGATCGTCGGTTATGCCGCCGTGTTCAATTCCCTGTCGGAAAATCTTGGCGGATTCCGTGAGCAGATCGCTCCGGGGGCGTTTTCTGAGGCTATCGGCTCTGACGATGTCCGCGCCTTATGGAATCATAACCCTGACCACATTATCGGCAGAACCAAGGCAAAGACGCTGACGCTCAAGGAAGACGAGCGCGGCCTTGCAATCGAGATAATCCCTCCTGATACACAACTCGCCCGCGATCTAATGACCAGCATGGAGCGCGGTGACGTGACGCAGATGTCTTTCGCCTTCTCTGTCAAGCCTAATGGCCAGAATTGGGGCACAGGAGAAGATGGGGAAGATGTCCGCACGCTAACCAATGTCCACCTCTATGATGTTTCCCCGGTAACGTACCCGGCATACACAGACACAACGGTTGCGGTTCGCAACCTGAATGAATGGAAAAAAGAACTACCGCCGCCCGACCTCGGAACACTCCGCCGGCGTCTTGACCTGTTGGAAGTTGAGTAATCCGGCGTGGGGCCGGATGCGATGGCCCATAACCATATTCGATGAGGTACCAAAATGGCCGATTTGAAGGAAATCCGAAACCAGCGCGGCAAGGCCATCGCCGACGCCCGCGCAATCCTGGACAAAGCCGATGGTGAAAAAAGAGCGATGTCCGAAGACGAGACCAAGCAGTACGACAGCCTGATCGCAGAATCCGAGAGATTGAAAGACCATATCTCACGGGAAGAGCGGCAGCAAGAGCTTGACCGCGATGCCGCTGAACTGGCGCTCCGTGACAAGGACAAGAAGAAGGAAGAGCGCAAGATTGAGAAGAGCATATCTCCGACTGGCTCTGACGAGTACCGCAACGCTTTCCTCAAATTCTGCGTTGCCGGTCCCGCATCTCTGAGTGGCGATGAGGTCCGCGCCCTGTCCGCCGGAAAGTCGACCGAGGGTGGATACCTGCTGGTTCCAGAGCAGATGGTAGGCGACATTCTGAAAGGGATAGACGATGCCGTTTTTGTCCGCCAGAAGGCTACCAAGTTCCGCGTACCTGCAGCTACCAGTCTGGGCGTGCCGACCATGACCGCAGATGTGGCTGATGCCGACTGGACGGTTGAGCTTGCAACCGGAAGCGAGGACAGCACTCTGGCATTTGGCAAACGTGCGCTCTATCCGCAGAAACCGATTGCCAAGCGGATCAAAATCTCCAACGAGCTGTTGCAGCGCTTGCCGGGGATCGAGGCTTTTGTCCGCAGTCGCCTTGAGTACAAGTTTTCCATCACCCACGAGAAGGCGTTTATGACCGGGTCTGGATCGGGTCAGCCGCTCGGGCTATTCACTGCGTCAAACTCTGGCATTTCGACCGCAAGGGACGTTTCGACTGGAAATACCATCACGTTCCCGACATTCGACGGACTAACCGAGGCCAAATACACGCTCAAGGGGCAGTATTGGAATCGTGCTGACTGGATGTTCCATCGGGACTGCCTCAAGGTTCTGGCGAAGATCAAAGACGGCGACGGCCAATACATTTGGCGCGAGTCGGTAAGGGCTGGCGAGCCAGATACCCTTCTCGGACGCCCTGTCCAGATGAGCGAGTATGTGCCGAACACGCTTACCACTGGCCTTTATGTCGGTATCCTCGGAGATTTCAGTTATTACTGGATCGCCGACGCTCTCGACATGACCATACAGCGGCTTGTCGAGCTGTACGCCGAAACGAACCAGACCGGGCTTATCGGTCGGATGTCGTCCGATGGCATGCCGGTGCTCGAAGAGGCTTTTGTCCGCGTCAAGCTGGCATAATTGAACACATAAACTCGGAGAACCATCATGAGTAACTTATTCGGAAAAGTGAAGATTGATCAGGTGCTCGGCTACTACGCCGCTGGCACCACCAAGCGGACCTCCGACATTGTCGATATGTCGGGGTGGGAAGGGTGCATCTTCGTTGCCGGGCTTGGCACTGTTGTTGAGGCCGGAACGGTAGATGTTGCCGTTGAGCAGAATACCGCAAACAGCACATCAGGGATGGCCGCTGTTGCCGGGACCGCCGCGCATACGCTGACCGCAGCTAATGCTGCGCTGGCTAAATCGTGCATTGTGGTGGATATTTACAAGCCGCGCGAACGGTATATTCAGTGCTACATTACACCTGCGGCACAGAATGCGGTTATTCTCGGAATAGTAGCCATCCGCTATAACGGCGCGGCTCCTGACATCACCGGGGCAATCAAGGCTACCGTATTGGCGTCTCCTGCTGAAGCGTAATAGGTAACGAGATGCTGGTAACGATGATAACGATGATGGCCGGGCCTGATTTTAGCGCTCATCCTGGGCAAAAGATCGAAGTGCCTGAAGATTTAGCGAGCACGCTCATAGAGGGCGGGTTTGCCATCCCCGCGAATGAAATTGTCATCGAAACTACCAGCATCTCGCCGCCTGAAAAAGCGGTGATACCAAAACCTACCCGAAAACGAGGTAAACCATGAGTTACGAAGTTCCAAAAATATATAAGGACACCAACGGCGACCGGCAGGTGTTTACCTCCGGGGCGGTGGCCGATTTCCAATCCGGCTCAATCCCGGTTGGAGTGCTGCTGAACACTCGCCACCGAGCAACCACCGCGGAAGTGAATGCTGGCCATGAACTTCTCCCGGCATTGGCTGGGTACAAGTACCGGCTGGTAGACGTAACGATGATTGCCATCGGCGGGGCTGCACAGACCGCAACCTCTGTCGATATCCTGACCACTCAAGGCGCAAGTGTTGTGCGGCCTCTTGTAGTGGCGGTTGCCGCTCTATCCCAGAGCGCGGTGGTTAAACCAAATAGCGCCAATGCTACGGTGCTGGCCGATGGGGCGTCTTTTATTGCTAACGACGCCAACACAGCCGTATCGGTGTCGAAGCAGAATGCCGGGTCGAATTTGGCTACAGCGACCCATATAGATGTAATCCTCTCCTACGTGATCGAGGCCGCGTAATATGCCGCTGAGATTGACCGTGCATACTCCGCCGACCGTGGAGCCTATCCACCTGACAGATGCCAAATTGCATCTCAGGCTGGCTACTACGGCGGCGGACGCGGTGTTGTATACCGATGAGGACTCTATCCTGTCGGCGCACATCGCTGCGGCCCGGATGGTGGCTGAAATCGAGACATGGAAGGCGCTCGT